CTGGGAGATATTATCGGGAATACAGCAACGAGCTTTTCTTATACGGATGTGGCCAGCGGGAAATCGGACAGTGCAGATATTACCATGTATGATATTGAGAAAGAATGGTTGGGAAACAGGAAACCGAGGCGTGGCGCAGGACTTGGAGCAAAAATAAAGATTAATAATTGGAATACTGAGAATACTTCGGAAGTATTTGACTGTGGTAATTTCATCGTGGATGATGTTTCTTTTTCAGGGAGACCCATAGGTTGTGTACTGAAAGTGGTAAGCGTGCCGACAGATGACAGTTTCAAAACGCTAGACAAAACAAAAACATGGGAGAAAACAACCATAAAAGATATTGCGGCTGAGATCGCGGGAAGCGCCGGTGTGGCTCTTGTATATGAGGCGGCGGCAATCCAGATCCAGGAGATGGAACAGAACAATCAGACTGATAGTGCCTTTCTGTACGCTCTGTGTGAGAAATATGGCTTGGGCATGAAAGTCTATAATCATAAAATCGTCATATTGGATATTGTTTCTTACGAAGAAAAAAAGTCTGTTGGGACAATATCGGAAACAGACTGCCTTACATGGAGTGTGAATGAGACTATAGACGGAACTTATACCGGAGTATGTCTTAACTATACGAATCCGGATTTGGATGATCCTATCAATGTAATGATGGGATCGGAAGGCAGGCTGTATGCGCTGAATGTGCAGGCAAACAGCCAGTATGATGCAGAAATTCAGGCGGCGGCAAAGGCAAATGCTGCCAACCGTAAGATACAGACAATGACCATTACGATTGACGGAAACAGAAATATCGTGGCAACGCAGTGCGTTGAAACTGCAGATTTTGGCAGTTATGACGGCAAATATTATGTGGATTCCGTAAAGCACACGATTGGAAGCAATGGATACCGGACACAACTTACACTTCATAAGGTCCAGACACCTATCAAAGTAACAGCT